AACTAGACGACTTGGGTGTTCCTGAGTCTATGAAACAACGACTGTACGACAACAAAGAGAAAGAACAATATGAGTAATAACTATCTGCCTACAGACTATATATACTATGTTTACAATCACGTTGACCCCAGAGATGGCAGTTTGCTGTATATTGGTCATGGTTGCAGGGGTAGGGCTTGGATACACGGTAGTAAAAAGACTTGTTTACGCAGTCAAGATCACCTAAATCACTTGGAGTCTATGACACAAGAAGGTTTTGTAGCCACGGATTGGGTAAGCATTATCGTCCAAGGTATTAGTAAAAAATGTGCGGCAACGTACGAGCAAGAACTTATCAGGGATTCTGAACCTATCTACAACATGCCACAGGGTAAGCACCTGTTAAAGGTGACACCAGAGATTTACAAACTCTGTAAAGAATTGCGTGATGATGGGCTATACTATGGTCAGATTGCAAATGAAGTTGGCTTGAGTGCTATGACCGTGTACCGTGCACTTAACGGACAAACAAAGAATATTGGAGATAACTATGCTTAATGACAACTATTTGCCCACAGAGTTCCAGCGGTTTATCGCGTTGAGTCGCTATGCCCGATGGCTGCCAGAGGAGAACCGCCGAGAGACCTGGAGTGAGACTGTAGATCGTTACGTCAACAACTTGGTTGGGGATAAGCTGACACCTGACGAGGCAGACGATATGCGTTTTGCTATCCTAGATTTGTCCGTAATGCCTTCAATGCGTAGCCTAATGACAGCAGGAGCAGCAGCTAATCGTGACAACACATGTATGTACAACTGCTCGTACCTTCCAGTAGATGACCCTAAGTCCTTCGATGAGGCTATGTTCATCCTTCTGTGTGGTACAGGCGTAGGCTTCAGTGTTGAGCGCCAGTACATCTCTAAGCTGCCTGATGTACCTGACACACTCTTCGATAGCGACACCACTGTTGCAGTCAAAGACAGTAAAGAGGGCTGGGCTAAGGCTTACCGTCAAGTGTTGTCACTGTTGTGGGCTGGGGAAATCCCTAAGTGGGACGTGAGTAAGGTTCGTCCTGCTGGTGCTAAACTGAAGACGTTCGGTGGTCGTGCCTCTGGTCCTGCACCATTGGTTGACCTCTTTCAGTTTACCATTAACAAGTTCAAGGCTGCTCAAGGACGTAAGTTGTCCTCTATTGAGTGTCATGACATTATGTGTAAGATCGGGGAGGTTGTAGTTGTAGGTGGTGTACGCCGTAGTGCTATGATTAGCTTGTCTAACCTGAGTGATGACCGTATGCGTCACGCTAAGTCAGGTCAATGGTGGGAGACACAAGGGCAACGAGGTCTTGCTAACAACAGTGTGTGTTACACAGAGAAGCCAGACGTAGAGACATTCCTTCGTGAGTGGACTGCCTTGGTGGAGAGTAAGTCAGGTGAGCGTGGAGTATTCAACCGTGTAGCCTCTAAGAAACAGGCGGAGAAATACGGACGACGGGATAGCAACTTTGACTTTGGTACTAACCCTTGTTCTGAAATCATCCTCCGCCCCTATCAATTTTGTAACCTCACAGAAGTTGTTGTCAGAGCTACAGACAGTCTTGAAGACCTTGAACGAAAAGTACGACTTGCTACAATCTTGGGAACTATCCAAAGCACGTACACTCACTTCCCTTACCTAAGAAAGATTTGGCAGAAGAATACAGAAGAAGAGCGGTTGCTAGGGGTATCCCTGACAGGTATCATGGACAACCCATTGATGACCACAAAGAACAACGGAGTGGAGAAAACACTTGAGCACCTACGTCTCATTGCTGTATCAACTAATAGTGAGTGGTCTAGCCGTTTGGGTATCCCTGCTAGCACTGCGATCACCTGTGTCAAGCCCTCTGGTACGGTTTCTCAGTTGGTTGATTCTTCTTCTGGCATTCACACTCGCCACAGTGAGTACTATATTCGTACTGTGAGGGGGGACAACAAAGACCCATTGACACAACTGATGATTGACCAAGGGGTGCCTAATGAACCTTGTGTTATGAAGCCTGAGCAAACAACAGTCTTTAGTTTTCCTATCAAGTCTCCTGAAGGGTGTGTCACTCGTGATGATATGACAGCCGTAGAACAGCTTGAGACATGGCTGATGTACCAACGCAACTGGTGTGAGCATAAGCCTTCTGTGACTGTCTCTGTGAAGGACGATGAGTGGTTTGAGGTAGGTGCCTTTGTGTACAAACACTTCGATGAGATGAGTGGTGTATCCTTCTTGCCTCACGATGGTGGTAGCTACCAACAAGCACCCTACCAAGAGGTTGATGCCAAGCAATACCAAGAGTTGCTAGACACAATGCCTAAGAACATTGATTGGTCTAAGCTGAGTGAGTATGAGATGGAGGACAACACATCTGGTATGCAAACCATGGCTTGCTCCGGTGATGTGTGTGAGATCGTTGACCTAACCTAAACCTACAACACCTAAGCATGTGCCTAAACTGCTTATCAACCCTTACAGGAATTTATAACGTATGACACAGCAAGCACCTAAGCCTAAAGCCCGACGCGTTAGAACAAAGCATGATGAGAAGAAGCAACCTATTCACCTCATACCTAAGAATGAAAAGCAACAGGAGTACCTTGATGCACTGAAGTCTTCTGACCAAGTTATTGTCTTCGGGCCAGCGGGTACAGGCAAGACCTATTGTGTGGCTACCTTTGCAGCTAATCAGTACCACCTAAAGAATGTTAACAAGATCGTTATTACCAGACCTCATGTTGCTGTAGGTAGGGACATAGGTTACCTCCCCGGTACATTAGAGGAAAAGTCTGCACCTTGGGCTTTACCTGTAATAGACATCCTTGAGAGGCACCTCACCAAAGGTGTTGTAGAGACTGCACTAAAGAATGGTAACATCGAGGTAGCACCCTTGGCTCTTATGCGAGGGCGTTCCTTTGAGGACACCTTCGTTATTGTGGATGAGACACAGAACATAACTTTACCTGAGGTTAAGATGCTAGTCACACGTATTGGTCAGGGTTCTAAACTCGTTCTCAATGGGGATATTCAACAGAGTGACCTTAAGGAAGCCGATGGGTTGTCTAAGATCACTCACTACGCTAAGAAACATATGTTGCCTATCCCTATCATTGAGTTCGGAGTGGATGACATCATCCGTAGTGATATTTGTAGGCAGTGGATCAAGGTGTTTGTAGAGGAAGGCGTCTAAGGATAAATTCCTTGACAAAGGGTTGTAACATGAGGTACTACACATATATGCTAAACAGAAGCAAGGAAGAGGACAACATGAGTAAGCATGAATACAAGATTGGGGATGAAGTTATTATCGTAGCCAACACTAGTGGCCATAACTACCGAACGGGGGATGTTGTAGCTATTGTAGGTAGGGGTACAACTTTTGATTGGGAGGTGAAAAGACCTCGTGACTATTGTAGTTGGTATCTAGATGAGAGTGAGATAACAGGTATTATGTCACCAGAAAAAGAAGTAGAGAACATCTTCTCATCTCTACAAGAGGCTGTAGGTATGTCTGACCCCAAGGGTGAGCCTGTTAAGTATGACAACGTAAGTAAACCAGCCCACTACAACCACGGTGGTGGTATTGAATGTATCGACTACATTAGGCAGGTACTTGGTAAGGAAGGCTTTGTGGCGTACTGTCGTGGAAATTTGGTTAAGTACAACCACAGGGCGATGTATAAAGGAAATCCTGTAGAGGACCTTGAAAAAGCTGAACAGTACCTTAAATGGGCTAATGAAACATTGAAGGAGATTCACAAATGAGTATCGTTAAAGCAATCCTAGTAACACTGGCACTTTGGGCTGCACCAGTCTTTGCTCAAGATGTTGGGGGTACAGAAGACCCTTGTATCACGCTTGGGGTTCTCTCAACTACAGTCATGGACGCTCGACAACGAGGTGTCAGCCTTGGCGATATTATGACAGCCGCACAAGGGAATGACATCCTTCAGGCTATTACCCTTGCTGCTTACCAAGTTCCACGGTTTACTACTGAGGAATACCAACAACAAGCTATTGCAGACTTTGGTAATGAGATCATGTTGGCTTGCTACGAGGGGATGGAGTAGTGTTTGTAGTTAGTGAGACTATGATTATCGTAGCAGGGGTACTACTTGGGTTGTTCACTGCCCTTAAGCTACTAGGGGTCGTCCTCTGGTCTTGGTGGTGGGTAGTCTCACCCTTGTGGGGTCTTATCATTCTTGGGGTGTTCTACTCTATCGTAGCCATTATTATAACTTATGAGGCACTAAAATGATTACAGCTATTGCACTGATGTGTTCTTATGGGAGTATCAACGACTGTGAAGTTATCGTAAAGAGAGACTTCTTTCGTACACACGAGGAGTGTATGATTGATCTAGGTAACGCCCTTGGGTATGCAGATTCTCAGGGTAAGGTTATCCGAGACTTCAAGTGTATTGTTTGGTCGGAGCCTACATAATGGAGTGGCAACCGATTGAGACAGCACATAAGGATGGCAGAGAGATTGTCGCTTTTGTAGGACCGGGTTATAAGGGGGGAGCGTTAATGCTGTCTTTCTACCTACAACACAACGGTCTTGGAGCTTGGCGAGATTGGGATGGAGATATTTGGTTTCCTACCCACTGGGTGCCTCTTCCCGACCCTCCAAGTTAAAACGCAAAAAGCCCTAGTGATTCCTTGAGTGGAGTCACTAGGGCTTTTTCTTTTGTGGGTAGTCTTATTTACGCTTAAACCAACCTCGTATTACTCTACTCATCTCATTAGGACTAGGTAATACCCAACCCAACAGTAGTAAAATAATAAGGAGGGGATCAACTGTAGTGGTCTTGTTATTGGTAGTAGATTGATCGACAGTCTCAACCCTTGAGTTGGGTCTTACGGAGACACTAGGGGCTGCTGTGTCAGCACTTAGGTTAATGCCTACACGCTGGTCTACATCCTTACCCACAGCAATTGGTAGGTTAGCAGCTACGTTAGGTCCACCACCTGTTAAGAGTTTAAGAGGACTTAGGCTGGAGCAACTTGTCAGAAACATCAATCCTACGAAGACCAAAGGCCACCGAAGCGTATGTAGTAATAGGCCAAATGATGACATTGGTGAGTTCCACATTCTCTCTGTAGATTGTATAGCAAAGGACTAGCAGCAGAATAACCGCAGTTTCTCTACTCCAAGTCTTTTTGCTAATCTCCATTTTGTATTGTTTCTCTGATGAATTGAATGTTCTCGTCTATACGACCTAAAAAGATGGATTGGTTTTGTACTGTAGCTTCTACTGTTGCGAGCCTAACGCTCTGCTTGACAATCTCTTTAGTGTTGTGGTCTACGTCATTCCTGAGTGTGGCTACAAACCAGATAAGAGCGATAGTCTGACCAAAGATAGCCAAGATGAATGTGATGGGTATACCCTTACTTAAGTGCCAAGGTTCACCAGCCATTACTTGTACTTCTTTCTATCCATCTCATGGTGGGGTGCATCCCAACCCCAATCATATCCATGTACCAGAGCAACACCAAGTTCATCAGCGGCTTGTCTCATGGCGTCTACGATCG